ATGGCTCGCTACAGCGTCGGCGCATACACGTACGAGGACGATTCCCCCGACACGATGATCTACGACGGGCTCACGGGCATCCCGTTGAGCTTGGGGTACGAACTCGTGTCGCAGGAGCGCGGGGACACCGTGAAGGTCGTCGCCCTGGGCGTGAAGGACGGCACCGCGGGCCCCGTCCCGTTTGCGACGCTCAGGCCATGCGCGTACTCCCTGGCATCCGAGTACGACGTGCGCGCCGTGAGGTGCCCGCAGACCGGGCAATGGGTCCTCATCGGGTACATGGGCGTCTAGAGGAGCCCTGCGATCTTCCCGCCGACAGAGAGAATGCCGGCCACTAGCTCCCCGCCCTTCTTGGCTATCTCCAACCCCTTGATCATGCGGTCGGCCAGCGATGCCTGGTCGCCACGCTTTGCCGCCAATTCCATCTGAGCGAGGCATGCTGCGAGCATGTCTTTGTCTTCCGCAGTGAGTCCCTGGTCCGCAGCGATCGTCTCCATCAAGTTGTCGACGGATGCCCTCAGGGAAGACGAGGCCGTCGAGCTCGAGCTTGAGGTCGCATTGCTGTCTGCGTGCTGCTCGACGCTCACGTTTGTCCTCGCCGTGGAGGACTTCATCTTCTCAATCTCATAACTCATGCGCCTGTCATCGGCGTACAGCTTCGCTTTCGCCTGCAGCCGCCGTATGTCCTCGGCGGCATCTTTCCTCCCGTATGACGACTGCCCGCCGATCGTCGCGCGGAACATCTTCAGGCCCACGCGGACCTTGGGTACAACTGTCTCTAGCGCCGACTCGATTCTCTTGGCCTCGCTCACGAGGTTGTAGGAATCGGGGTTTGCTAGGATTTCCCCGCATTCCGCTATGAGCTCGTCAATTGCGTTGTCCATGACTTGAGTAATCCCTTCTTTTGGTGGCTCGAAGCTGATCGGGGCGTTGGTTCGCGGCCTCATATTCGTGGGGTTACGAGAATGGGCAACAACTGGCGTTTTGATTCCCCCGCCTACGCGGACCTTACTTGATCCGCTTCCAGCCTTTCGCCTTCAGGCGCTGCAGCCTGATTTTGGGACAGCTCGGCCTGGTCGCGTGCCGTCTCCAGGATCTTCGAGCGCCTCTTCTCGGTGCTCTGCCGGTAGCATGTGATCAGCTCGCCCTCCGCGCCCGCCGGCGCCGTCGGCCTGTCCTCGGGATGCTCCTCGTACCAGCCGAGGAGGTCGTTGGGGTCGGTGTTGAAAACTTCGCAGAGCGCACCTACGAGCTCTGCGTTTGGATAGCTCTCCTCGCGCTCCCAGGACTGAATGGTTCGGAATGACTTGCCGACTTTTTGTGCAAGCTCCTTTTGGTTAAGCCCCAGGGCTTCTCGGCGCTCTCTTAGACGAAGGTTCATCCTCGCTCCTTTCTTTACGTTAAGTGAATAGTAAACAAAAAAATGTCTTTACGCAAAAAAATGTTGCTAATTCGATTGACAGGAACAGAAAACTGTTCATAATGAGGTTCGACAGACAGAAAAACGTTTCTAAGGAGGAACGAATGGATTTCAGTAAGGAGCTGGCGGGGAACATCCGCGCCGCACGCGCCCGAGCTGACCTTTCTCAGGCTGAGGTCGCTTCCAAGGTCGGAGTGAACGTCAGCACTTTCGCAAAGTACGAGAGCGGCGATTACATTCCCGGAGCCGACAAACTCTTGGCGATCTCGCAGGTGCTTGGTTGTCCGCCCAACGACCTGATGGGCTGGAACACGGACGAGGCCGCGTAGGGATGGGGGGGAAGAGATGGAAGGTCGTGAGAGAGATGCGGGCCCCCGGCGGTTCCGGTCTCGGGGGCGGTTCGGTGCGCAACCCTCGCCGCCTCCCTAGCCGGGTCGTTATCCGCCATCCTGCACGGTTATCAGGCCAGATCCCACCCGGATTTCCCCGTGCCTGCCCTATATCCCATTTATGACTGCCAATCGGGAGAGGGACTGGAGAGCTTCGGCGGGACTTTCGGTAGCCCGCGGTCTGGCTGCCTCGCCGCGCGTCGTTGCGCCGACGCCTTCGGCTCGGGCTTTTCCGGCTTCCGTATGCCGGGCGGGGCCCTACTTTACGGCGGCCCGCGTCCTCAAAACTGCCTTCAAGGAGATGGCTCCCTTCCGTCGGTTGACAGGACGCCTGGATTGTACCGCCGTGAGCAGCAGATTGAAAGCGACTACAGGAAAGAGGTTACGGGCTATGGCGACACGAAACGCGATTGCGCGGCTGCGCAGGGAGGCCGGTCTCTCCCAGTACCGGCTCGCCGTCATGGTCGGCGTGACCGAGAAGACGGTCTGGAACTGGGAGCGCCGGGGGATAGCCGACGCGAAGTACGGGGCGGCCAAGCGGCTCGCGAGGGCGCTGGGCGTGCCCATGGAGGATCTGGAGGAAGAGGAATGACATGCTCGCGAATGACCCGGGCACTGCTCGCCTCGGCCGCCGTGATGGACGCCGCCGGCTGGATGTGCGCCGCGCAGGGGGCCTACGGCCTAGCGCGGGTGTGCTTCTCGGCCGCGCTGCCGTTCATCGCGGCGTGGGTGGTCGGGTCGCTCCGCGACTGACGGCGGGCCCGCCACCGTCTCTTCGATTCCCTTCCAAGGAGGTTCCCATGGGTTTCATTCTCGCACTCTCCTTCGCGTTCCTGTTCGGCGTCGGCCTCGGCCTCATGCGCCGCTGACGGCTGGCCCGCCCCCGTCGCGCCACGGGTCTCGCCCCCACGCCCCCATTCCGCGGGGCCCGTGGCGCGACGGGGCCGGACCCCCTACTTCCGGCCCATATGGTGCCGCCGCCGACTTGGCGGGGCGGCGGCACCGCTCCCTTTGGCGGGGGAGCGCCCTCCGGCTGCATCTATCGGTGCGGCCCTCCGGCAAGGGATTGGCCCTATTACATGTGAAAGGAGAAGGCCATGTGGATGTCGATAGCCAAGGGCGCGCGTTACGCCTGCTGCGACAACGTCACGTTCCGCGCGATGGTCATGCAAGGGGTCATCCCGCGCTACCCGTCGCTCAACCCCAACAGCTCGCGCGAGGTGGTGCGCAGCGAGGACATCGACGCCGCCATCATGGCGCGCGGCGCGGTCCCTGCGCTGCCCTCGCCCGACTGCGTGCCGGCGCGCCGACCGAGGCGGGTGGCGTGATGGGCGACCTGGTCTGGGAGGCGGGCTGCCGCCTCGGCGCGTGGTGGGACTCGCTTCCCGAGCGCGTGCGCAGCGTCGTGTGCGCCGTGGCGCTCGTCGGCCTGATCGCCGTCGGCGGCGCGATCGAGGGGACCGCCCCGAGCGGGATGTATTACTAGCCCCCATTTACCTTGACAGCTGCATAGCGATCGGGGCGGCGGCCCGGGGAAGGGAGCCGCCCTATGGGACAAGGAATGCCGCCCGTATGGTCTTTCGTCCTCTTCGCGCTCGCGTTCACCATGTTCTTCGTCCTGGGACTCGCTACATCCGGAGCGCTGTCCGGATGAGCGCGATGAGCGTGGGCGCGGCGGCGCCGCCGATGAATCCGGCTATGGCTCCGGAGACGACACTGAACAGCGCCACGAGGTAGTCGTGCCTGCGGCCGCCCCGGACGTTCTCGCGCTCGATGCGCGCCGCCTCGTCTCGGTCTAGGAACCAGCAGCGCCCCTCCGAGGTCAGCTCGCCGAAGTACTTCGGGTTTTGCTCGCCGCCCGAGCGGCCGTCGAGGAGGCCCTTTTTCGCGAGCGTCTCGTATACGCGGCGCTCGAGCTCGTACTCGCGGGAGTAGGTACGGATCTCGCAGCCTAGCGAGTCTATGCCCTGGAGCGTTGAGAGCTCGTTGTCGAGCCTGTTCCAGATGAAACCGTCCACCGACTCGCCTCGTTCGGAAACCTCTTGGAGCCTCCTGAGATAGGACTGCTCCTCACTCGTCAATTCAACCATCCGGACCCCCGCCCCGATCGCTATGGCAGTTCATGCGAGGCCCAAGGCCTCGAGACAGGAGGATACATGCAATTCGAGAAGAAGTCTGTGCGCCTGGGCGATATCCGCCCGAGCGGGCAGAACCCGCGCGAGGACTTCGGCGACATCGGCGCCCTGGCCCGCAGCATCGAGGCGACCGGCGGCGAGCCGCTGAACCCGCCCGTGGTCGTGGCGGACGGCAACGTCTACCGCATCGTGGACGGCGAGCGCCGCTACCGCGCGCTGTCCTCGATTTACGGGGAGGACCGCGAGGTGTCCGCGCTGGTGGCCGACACCATGGACGAGGCCAACGAGCTCGTGGCCATGCTCGCCACCGACGACAAGCGCCAGCTGACCGAGGCGGAGCGCGCCCGCGGCGTGCAGCAGATGCTCGTGCTGGGCGTCGACGAGCAGCGCATCGAGCGCGCGAGCCGAGCCACCGCCGGGCAGATCCGCGCCGCGCGCAAACTGCGCGGTCGCATCGATGCCGGCGTGCAGGTGACGCTGGAGCAGCTCGAGGCCGCTAGCGCCTTCGACGACGAGAGGGACATCGAGGCGGTCCTCGCCGCCGGTGACGGCTGGGCGGGCAAGGCCGACGGCATCCGCCGCCGCGTCGAGCGCGAGGAGGCCAAGGCCGAGGACTACGACGCGTTCGGTGACGCGGGCATCCCGGTCGTGAAGGAACAGCCTGAAGGGTTCATCTACACGGACTGGGTCCATGTCGGCCTCGCCGCCCAGAAACTCGAGGGGCAGGAGTTCCCCGCCGGCACCGTTGCCGTGTGGAAGGGCAGCTACTGGGACCTCTACGGGCCGAATGCCGGCTCGGGCGCCGAGCCCGAGAAGACCGAGGAGGAGATCCGGGCCGAGCAGGAGGCCGCGCGCGAGAAGGCGGCGCTCGAGACCCTGTATAGGAGCCTGATCGGCTTCGTGGCGTCCGGTGCCTTTGCCATGTCCAAGGACCTCATGATGGAGGTGCGCGTGGGCCGCGAGGACCCGCCCGCGCTGCTCATGGCGATGGGCGGCGACAGCCACCCCGAGAACGAGGAGAGCTTCGGGGTCGTGCGAGACGAGTTCGCCCGCAACCTCAAGGCGTGCAGGCCCAGCGAGTACGAGGTCGGCTGCTGGCTCATGGCGGCGGCCAAGGACATGGCCCAGCTCAACAACCGCTGGGGCGGCGACGACGCGGAGGCATGGCTCGACCACTATGACGTCTTCTGCTCCGCGGGCTTCGAGCCCGGCGAGGAGGACGTGTGGCTCATGGAGAGGGTGCAGGCGAGTTTCAAGGAGGAGAAGGATGAGTAGCGAGAAGAAGGTCAGGGTGACGGTCGAGGCGTGCGGCGAGGTCAGCTCGTTCGAGTGCTGCGGCGCGGCACTCTCGACCGTCAACGTCGACGGCTCCGGCAACTCATGCTTCGTGGGCTCGGCCAGCCTCGGTGGCCTGTTAGCGCTCACCTGCGAGTGCATCGATGTGCTCTGTGCGGCCTTCAGCCAGGCGGGCGTCTCGGACGGGCACGCGCGCAAGCTCGTACTCATGGCTGCGCTCGGTGCCGACCCCCACGGGCACGCCGACAGCGTCCAGATCACCGACCTTGACGCGCGCATGGAGATCCGCGACATGGCGGCGGAGCTGGGCGTCGATGCCGACTTCTAGCGAGCGCCGGGCGGTCGTGCAGCGCGGGGCGGACGGCCGCTGGTTCGCCCGCCCCTACATGGGCACCGACCGCGTCACGGGCAGACGGATCAGGCCGTACAGGTCGTGGGACGCGGAGCTGACGCGCGAGCAGGCCCAGGAGGAGTGCGACAGGTGGGCGGCGACGTTCGACCCGTCATCCGCGCGGGACAGCTCCAAGCGCCTGTCCTCGATGCTCGAGACGTACATCTCCGACCCCGTCAACGGCCTGTCCGACAACTCGGTGGCCACGTACCGCTCCGTCGTCAGGACGATGGTGGAGCCGACCATCGGGCGGCTTCCCTACGACCAGCTTGAGCCATGGGACGTGTCGGCGGCGTACCGCATGCTGCTCGCGCCCAGGACGGGCAAGGGGCTGTCGCCCAAGACGCTGCTCAAGATGCACGCGCTGCTGAAGGGCGCCTACCGCTCGTGGCGACCGGCGTTGGGCCGGGACATCATGCTCGACGTGCCCGCGCCCTCGCCCGACCCCGTGGAGCCCTTCGCGCTGTCCGAGCTCGACACCGACGAGCTCTCCCGGGCGCTGGTCTCCGCCATGTCCTCGCGATCTGCCTCTGCCGCCAACATCTCGCGGCGCACCGAGGCCATGGCGGTCTACCTCGCCCTCAACACCGGACTTCGCTGCGGGGAGATCTGCGGGCTGCAGCGCCGAGACTGGCGCCGCGCCCTGCACGACCTGCACGTCGTGGGGCAGGCGGTCGAGCACCCCGAGCTGCACCGGCAGGCCTACACCAAGGGCAGACGCGTGCGCAACGTGGCGCTCGCCCCGGCGGTGGAGGCGCGGCTGCAGCGCCACCTGGAGTGGCAGGACACGTGGCTCTCGCGCAAGGGCCCGGCGGCGCTGGTGGTGACCTTCGGGCCCGCCGGAGCCATCGCGCGCCCGAGCACCGTGACGAGCCGCTTCAAGTCGCTCGTGAGGGACCTGGGGCTGCCGGAGGAGACGGTGTTCCACTCCCTGCGGCACACGCACGCCTCATGGCTGCTCATGAACGGGTTCGACATGAGGACCATCCAGGAGCGCCTGGGGCACGCGAGCGTCAAGACGACGCTCGACATCTACGGCTCGGTCATGCCGGGCCGCGACCAGGCCGCCGCCGCGGCCTTTACCGATTCGATCTGCGGAGGTGATACGGATGACGATACTTGATTCCCTCGTGGAGGGCGCCCTGTGCCTGGGCAACAGGCGCGAGAGCAACGAGCTGCTCGGCATGATGGTTCGCTACCTCGTGACCGGCGAGGTGCCCGAGCCGCGCACCGACGCCCAGCGGATGGCCATCACGATGATCATGCCGGTCCTCGAGAACAGCCGCGCCAGGGCGGAGGCCGGAAGGAAGGGCGGGCAGAGCAAGGGCAAACCCGAAAGCAAACGCGCGAGCAAAACGGAAAGCAAACCCGAAAGCAAACGCGCGAGCAAAACGGAAAGCAAACCCGAAAGCAAACGCGCGAGCGAAGAGGAAGAGGAAGGGGAAGAGGAGTTAGGAGTCTGGATTAACCCCTCGGATTGTGAAAACGAAGGGGGAGGGGGCGCCGAGTTCGTCCCGCCGACCATCGAGGAGGTCAAGACATACTTCGCGGTGAACTGCCTGCGCGGCAGCGCCAGCAAGTTCTTCGATTACTACGAGTCCAACGGCTGGACCAGGCAGGGCTTCCCCATCGCGAAGTGGGAGCCGGTCGCCCGCATCTGGTCCGACCGCGAGCGCGGCTACGACGCCGAGCGCAAGGCCCGCGGCGCGCAGACCTCCCAGGAGGTCGAGCGTGCGGCGGTGTGGAAGCCCGCCGAGACCGAGGACGACGTCATCGCCGCCCTCGAGCGGGAGCTGGGTGAGTCGGCATGATCACCCTCAGGGAGATGCTCGACGGCTTCGACCCCGCAGCCGGCCGGCCGCTCGACGTGACGCGGATCTACATGGCCAACGTCATCAGCGCCGACGAGGGCGCGCGCCTGGCCAAGAAGCAGAAACTCGACGAGTACCGCGCCCGCAGGCGCGCCAAGGAGGACCTGCGGATGGACATCGCCGCCATCGCGAGGGGCGAGGAGCCGAGCTGGAGGTATGCCAAAGGTGTGCCAACGGCGGCGGGTCAGCTGGGCCAGCAGGCGATGGGGTTCCCGCCGCTAGAGGGCGGAAACGACGCCGTCGGGGAAGCCCCCGGCGCAAAGAACACCTAATTCTTTTGAGATAGGAGAGTGAGAGAGGTTTTGACCGAGATCTCAGCGGTGATGAGGGCCTACCGCGACGCCCTCGACAGGCACCAGATTCCCTGGGCCGACGACACGTACGACACGGAGCGGGTGGGCGGCTACAGGTTTCGCGTGGAGCGCACCGAGACCATCCTGGACGAGCACAGGGTGAGCGTGGTCTGGGGCTACCAGCTCCTTCCGGGGCGCGAGCCCACGGGCGTGACGATCGGCTACCCAGGCTACCTCGAGGTGACTTACGACCCGATCAGCCCCGAGCCGTTCGTGGCATCGCCGGGCGACATCCTGGCCGACATCTTCGGCGTGAGGGGTGAGACGCGATGAGCTACACGTGCGGCCCCGCCGACTGGATAGACCTCGCCATCGGCAGACTCGAGGACGCCAAGAGGTCGCTCAGGGAGTGCGACAAGCTGCGACAGGGGTGCGACATCTGCGATGAGCTGCGCCAGGCGAGGCGATGCCTCAACAAGGCGCTGATCATGGTCGCGGAGGAGAAGGAGATCGTGAAGGAATGGAGCGAGAAATGAGAGATAGGAACGAGTGGTTCAAGGAGGTCGAGAGGGCCTATTCGAACCTCGAACTCAAGACCGTGAATAGGCCCTATGAGATTCCGGTTGAGGCAGACGTCGTTGAGGGTGAGGACATCCTGTGGGCCCTCGGGTTGCATCCGCGCCTCAATACTTCCGATTGGCTGGTCATCGACCTGGACGAGGTGAGCGAGCTTGTCGAGCTCATCAGGCCCGTGCCCGTCACGGGCGCGACGTCGGACGGGTACCACACGTTCGACGAGCTCTACCACCACCGGGCGGTGCTGTTCTCGGTGATCGTGGCCACGTTCCCCGGGCGTTCCTGGAAGTCGCTCCACCACCATGACGGGACGATGTACGACGGCATGTTCATCGTGGGCATCGACACGCCCGCCGGCCCCGCCACCTACCACTACGACGTCGAGCCTTACTGGGACATGTTCCCGTGTGAGGTGCTCGACCGCGCGCCCGAGTGGGACGGCCACACGCCCAGCGACGCCATCGAGCGTATCGGCACCCTGCGGGACGTCCTGCAGGCGGAGATCAAGGAGGAGGGGAGCGAGAAGTGAGCGAGGAGGCAAAGATGTACACCTGCCATGTGTGCGGCAAGCCGACGCCGAACTATCACGAGTGGTGGCCTTCGGTGGCAGCGATTTTAGGCGAGCAGGGGGAATCGACATGCGATGAGTGCTCCAGGAAGCTCCAAATCTCGTACAAGTGGCGGAACGAGCAGTTCGATGAGGAGCGTCTGATCTGCCCCTACTGCGAGTGCTCCATCAGTGATCCGTGGGAGTACGACGATGAAGAGGATGAAATCGAGTGCCCGGAGTGCGGGCGCACATTCGAGGTCGAAATTACCACCGTGCGCACCTATAGGACGCGCCGCCGCAGGGAGGACATGCCCGACGGCTGGGACGGGGGTGAGCTTTAATGAGCCGAGATTTCATTGAGCTATACGACGACGATGGCTACAGGTACATCGTCAACATAGACAAGATCTCATTCGTCAACGTCGCAGGCAGAAAGGTCTGGGCTGGTGAGGCGGCCACGCTCGCAATATGCGATGAGAGCATGGAGCGTCTTTTAAGCAGGCTGAGGGGTGAGGGCGATGCTGACTAGGGACCTGACGCCGTGCTTCGTTCAGGACTTCGGCTTGGGCTCGAGGACGGGTTACGAGAAGGCCCTGCTGGTCGGGCTGTTCGACAGGACGTTCACGTGCCTCGACCACCACATCTCTGCGAGCAATGAGGCCGCGGGGCCGACCCGCAGGCCGGTGGCGGTCGTCATGCGCAGGGACGGGCGGCTGCAGGAGGTCGACCCGTGGAAGGTTGTAATCGACGACTCGGAAGAGGTCTTCGAGATGTACTCGTGGATGTGGGACGAGGAGAGCGTCGTGTGCGAGCAGCTTGGGCTGGCGGGGGTCAAGGCCGATAGGGGTGGTGAGGAGTGATGAGGGAACATTTCATAGTCGATAACTCCACGACGCCAGACTGGGAAGTGATTCCGCTAGGCCCCGTCGACAAGGAGGGACGCAAGGTCTCCCTGTCGACCGCGACGCTCTTTGCGGACAGCGGCATGGAGCTCACGGTCCGGAGATATGAGTACCTGCTCGGCGCGGGCGTTTGGCGTGCCTGCTGCGATGAGGGGGTCGCGAGGGTGGACGATATGCACCTGATCCGCCCGGATACGTTCGGCGCCCTGATGAACGATATCGAAGCTGCTTTGGCCTGCCCTTCCAGCGAAGAACCGACGCACGCCTACAACGTTGTCTCCGGGATGTGCGATGCCTGCGCCGACAGGTGCGGCGGCACGTTGTGCCAGTCGATGGCGCTCCACAACATCTGCAACCGCATTCACTCCCTGCTCGCGGGTGATGGCGAATGAGCTGCTATTTCTGCGGCGGGTCCCACATCGCCTCCATCCACTCTGTCCCCGACCGTGGTGGCTGCAACTGGTCCGTGGGCTCCATGACGCTGATGCGCCGATACGACGGCGAGCCGATCGTCAGGGTCGAGCTGGATACCAGCGTGATGCTAGACGTCTCGGTCAACGGCTCGTGCGGCGACTGTGTCAGCGCCGACGTGACGGCGGACGCCTACATCGAGGACATCAAGTACTGCCCGTTCTGCGGAGAGGAGCTTTAAGTGAACGAGAGCTATAAGGATTTGAAGGCATATCTGCTCAACGAGATCGCCGAGGACGCTCAAGACATGCTGAATGCGATCGGGGACAAGGATGTGGACGAGATCGATGACGAGGAAGTCCTCTGCTTCTGCCACAGCATCGCAACCACGATGACTGCGCTGGAGACCGTCGCCATGGTCGGCAGGCTCGTGCCCTGGTTTCTGGAAAGTAATGGGTGTGAGGACAAATGAACCGCAAGGACGTGACCGCCGATCTGTCCGAGAAGGTGGCCAAGAAGCTCCGCAGGCAGTTCGCCATCGTCGCGCAGGAGGTCTGGGTCGATCCCGACCATAGGGTCGACTTCGTGGCGTTCTCTCCGGGCAGTGGAGGGCGGAATGCGGCGCTCGAGCACGGGAAATTCGTATTCGTCGAGGTCAAGTCGTGCATGGCGGACTTCAAGAGTGGCCACGGCCTCACGTTCCTCGGCGACGAGAACTGGCTCGTGTGTCCCCGGGACCTCGCACACGAGCTGTACGATGAGCGTCTCCTGCCGTTTGGCGTGCAGGTCTACTGCCCCGACAACGGCGGCGCCCTGCGGCTTACGTACGACCTTCGGATGCAAGCCGCGAAGAGCCTGAGGGAAGATTCGACACTCTGCCTGCTCTGGGCGATGCTGATGGACTCGTACTCGAGGTGGCGAACGACGTGGGATGTGTTCAACGAGACAGGAGAGAGTTATGACCTTTAACGATGTCGAGTTCAAGGCGTGCCCCCGGTGCGGGGTCGAGCCCAAGATGGAGGACGTGCGCGAGCGTTCCCTGACCAAGCCAAACGTGCTGAGCGTCAGCTGCCCCGCCTGCGGGATGTCGAACAGCGTCGCGTGGGGAAGCATGGACCTGCCGCCGTTCCGCCAGGCGGTGGCCATGCTCGCGGACAGTTGGAACAGCCGGTGATTCGCTCGGCGGCCGAGCTGTTCCGCGCAACCGCCTGGCGCACGGTGCCCGATCTGGTGTCGGGTCCCGCGCGCCGGGCGCTCGTGCATGGACGGGCCGACGCGCCGCGGGTGACGTCGGCGCAGATCGGGGAGACGGAGCGGAGGACCCGCACGCTGGAACGCGACCGGACCCGCGCGCTCAAGAGGTCGAGGAAGGCCAAGCGATGAGGTTATTTGAGAAACTGTGGCGGATGCTCGTCGAGAACCGCCGCGTGCGCAAGAGCATCGAGGCGCGCTGCGCCCGCAGGCTCAGGAGGTCGATGAGATGACCGTTATGTGGGACGTGCAGGAGAGGAGCTGTGCGGTCTGCGGGAGGATCTTCATCCCACAGGCGCCGAAGGCCAAGTACTGCTCGGAGGACTGCCGGCGCAAGCACGAGCAGGACCGCGCGAAGGAGGCCCGCCGCAAGGGTACCAAGCCGAAGCGCGACAGTGTCGACCGCTACCTGGCGCCCACTGGGCCGGCGCACGACGAGATCATGGCCATGCGCCGCGAGGTCGCGATGAGATATTGAGTTTCCGCAGGTAGATATATAATTAAGGCCGCTGGCGTTGGAGCGCCGGCGGCCTTTGGCAAAGACGCCTCCCGGCATCCTCTATATGGCGTAGAGCATGGTACCACGCGGGAGGTCACATGGACGCAAGGGAATATCTGGAGACTGTACGGGCCGCCCAGCGCGGCATCGACCGCCGCCTGGCGGTCATCGAGTCGATGCAGGCGCGCGAGCAGGTGCGCGCCCAGCGCTACGACGCCGTGGGCAAGGGCGCGCACGGGACGGACTTCATGCGCTCGACGGATGACAGGATCGACTATGAGCGCCGCAGCGGCGCGGAGCTGTCGGAGCTGCGGCGCGAGGTTGAGCGCGGCCGCGAGCTCTGCGCGGGCGTGCGCTCCGCCAATCCGGGCAAGCGCTGGGGCGACGTGCTGGAGCTGCGCTACTGCGAGGACCGCACGCTGCAGGAGATTGCGGGGACTCTGGGGGTGTCGGTGAGGTCGGTCCATTCAGATATGTCATCGGCCCTGGACTGGGTCGATATGGTTGGCGTCGCCACTGCAAGGGCTGGCGTGGGCCGTGCGGCAATATAATTGGATAGCTGGTTCGCGTCAGCATGTCGGCCCCGATCGCCATGTGCGGTCGGGGCCTTTTGTCTTTATGGGACTGCAGGCAATTGCAGACGATTGCACACTTCTGCAGACAATTGCAGATAGTTGCAGACGATTGCACATAATTGCAGACCGTTGCAGGTTTCTTCTGGGATATAACTAGGGTGTCGATTCGCAGCGCCGCCCGCGCGGTGTGCGGGTCGGATGTGCGTGGAAGCACAGATGAGCGGCCGGGGTTCCCTTCAGCAGTTCAGGGACTCCGGCCTTTCTATTACGTTCAATTCAATAGGGGATGATGCCCGTGGTCAGCCGAGAGCACATCGTGCGATCCGCCCGTCGCCACGACACGGTCATGGCGTGGGCGTTCCGCCGCGCCCTGGGGGTCACGGCGGCGCCCCGCCGCCGACCGGGGTGTGCCGGGGGCGTACGCCTGGAGGCGCTGCGCTACGGGGGCATCGAGGCGTGCATGTCCAACCGAGGGCGCTCCCCGGTGGAGTGGTAGGGGATGGGCAACCCTCGTAAGGCCAACGGCGCCCGCCGCCGCCATGTCGTGCGGTGGCTCCGCTCGCAGGGCAGGCCCTGCTGGATATGTGGGCTACCCATAGACTACGGGGTGCCTGCGGGCGACCCCCGGGCCTTCGAGTGCGATGAGCTCGTCCCGGTCAGCCGCGGCGGATCGCCCTTCGACCGCGACAATGTCGCCGCCGCGCACCGCTGCTGCAACAACTGGCGCCGCGCCCGCAGCGTCGCCGAGGTCTCGGCCGCCCGGTCCGCGCTCGCCGCGCGCCGCGCCGCCTGGAACTCGCCCGAGACGTTCGTCGCGCTGTGCAAGGCGCTCAAGGACGATCGCGCCTCGGTTATTGGTCCCCCGTCCGTGCCCGAGAAACAGCCGCGGCAAACGACCTCATGGTAGGGGATGCGCCCCGGCGCTCGACCCCACGGGGGTCTTTTGACGGATGGTGGCAGGCCACCATCCCGCACCAGGGCCGCAATACCCCCGAATACGCTTTTTTACGGAAGTCAAGCCAAAACCGCAGCTAAACCGAGAAAAACTAGGCGGGTGTGTACGTGAAGATACACGATATCGTCCCATATGAGCGAAACGCCCGGCACAACGCCTCCGCCGTCCCCGTGGTCGCCGACTCCATCAAGGAATTCGGGCTGCGCGGGACCATCGGCCTGGAGAGCCGCGAGCGCCCGGTTATTGTATGGGGGCACACGCGCGTCGAGGCCTGCAGATTCCTGGGGTGGGACGAGATCCCCGACTCCAAGATCGAGTACTGCGACGACCTGACCGACGATCAGATCAAGGCCTTCCGCATCGCCGACAACAAGACCGGCGAGGTGGCGACCTGGAACAAGTCGATGCTGCGCGAGGAGGTCCGCAGCCTCAAGGACTTCGACATGTCGAGGTTCGGGCTGGACTTCAAGAGCAAGCGGCTCGACTACGGCCACGAGCGCCTGAGGACGGACGACGCGTACAACCTGCGCCTCGTCAGCCGGTCAGACTGCGGCCGAGACGGCATGCCGCGCATGAAGCGCTGCATGGCCAAGCCGGCGGACATGATCGGGTTCAACTACGCCAAGAGCACGCCCGAGGCCGACAAGGCGGGCCGCTGCTGCCACTTCTTCATCGACGACTACCAGTTCGAGCGCGTGTGGGCCCGCCCCGCGGCCTACCTCGAGTGCCTGCGCGGCTTCGACTGCGTGCTCACGCCCGACTTCTCGCTCTACCTCGACATGCCCGACGCCATGCAGCGGTGGAACCGCTACCGCTCCCAGGCGCTCGGCCACTGGTGGCAGGAGCAGGGCCTCCGTGTAGTCCCTACCCTCTCGTGGGCTCAGCGCCGGAGCTTCCGCTTCGCGTTCGACGGCGTCCCGCGCCGCTCGACCGTCGCCGTCTCGACCGTCGGCGTGAAGGGTGACGAGGGCGCCCTGGCCGTCTGGCGCGAGGGCATGGCGGAGGCCATGAACCGCCTGGAGCCCGCGCGCGTGCTGCTCTACGGCGGCGACATAGGCTTCGATTTCGGCACCTGCGAGGTCGTCGAGTACAAGGGAGGCGGTTTCCGTGGGCGGCAGGGGCGCTTCAAGCGGAATTAGCAAATCTGGAAATGCCTACGGGAGCCAGTACCATCCGGTACTGACCGTCGGGAACGTTAGGTACGTTCAGAAAAACAGCAAGAGCTCTGAGACCCTCATGGAAACGATGACGCATGGAAGGGTATATGCCGTCGTTGATCGTGGCGAGGTGAAGTCGGTCGTATACTTCGACAATCAGAACAAGCGCAGCAAGCAGATAGACCTAGCTGACCACCACGGGATGTCTCCCCATACGCATGTCGGCTACCTGCACAACGAGGGCTCCCCCAACGGCAAACCGATGCGCCTGTCGACTGAGGAGCGAAAAATGGTTGACAGGGTTCTGTCTGATTGGGAACAATACAAGCAAGGTAAGACATAGCACAGCCTGGAGTGCCCTTGATGGAGGAGACCCCGGTTCAAATCCGGGTGCTTACCGACGGCCGTCCTTCGGGGCGGCTTTTTTATGCCGATTGGAGGTGGCGGATGCCCCTCGAGAAGCCCGCCGCGATCGCCGGCGACCCCGTGAAGAGCGCCAAATGGGACGAGCTCACAGCCGGCCGCTCATTCACCCAGTCCGACGCGCCTACGCTCGCGCTGCTGTGCCAGTGGTACAAGATCGTCCAGCTCGCCCAGGACGAGCTGGACAGCTTCGGCGAGCAGACCGCCTACCAGAACGACATGGGGGATCTGAAGTCCTTCCCGCAGATAGCGACCCTGAAGACCGCGTCGGCGGAGATCAGGCAGCTCAACAAGCAACTCGGCATAACCGACGGCCACGAGGGGGCGCCAGATGTCCGGAACGTCCAGACCAAGCTCTTCTCGATCGCCGAGCGCCACGAGGCGCGGAAGGCAAGAGCCGCGGTATAGGGTCGCCGTGGGCGAGGTCGCCTACTCGGAGGGCGAGGACGCCGCCGAGCTCGGCGGAGACCTGGGCATGGAGCCCATCGAGTGGCAGTCCCTGGTTCTGTCCGACTGGTGCGCGTGCGATGCCGAGGGCCGCCCCGCCTACGTCACGTGCGGCCTGGACGTGCCACGCCAGAACGGCAAGAACGCCGTCATCGAGATATACGAGGTGTTCCGCCTGGCGGTCTGCGGCTGGCACATCCTCCACACCGCGCACCGCGTCAAGACCGCCAAGAAGGCGTTCAACCGACTCGTCCGCTACTTCACGGACAAGGAGCACCCCGAGCTCTCGTGCCTCGTCGAGAGGATCCGCCGCACGAACGGCGAGGAGGCCATCTACCTCACCAACGGCGGCTCCATCGAGTTCTCGGCGCGCACCAACGGAAGCGCGCGAGGCTTCGATGACATCCAGCTCGTCGTGTTCGACGAGGCACAGGAGCTCACCGACTCCCAGTACGACGCCATCATGTACACGCTCGCCGCGTCCGCGACCGGAGAGCGCCAGATCATCTACACGGGCACGCCGCCCAACGAGGACTGCCCCGGCACCGTGTTCGCGCGCACGCGCGCGGCCATCCTAGCCGGCGACATCCCGAGCACCGAGTGGTGCTCGTGGGCGACCGACGAGTGCCCGCGCCAGGACGCCACGTTCGACGACGTGGTGGACCTCATCTACGAATCGAACCCGAGCATGGGCATCATCCTGTCGCTCGACTTCACCCGCACGGAGTTCGCCGGCGGCTCGATCACCGGCTTCGCCCACGAGCGCCTGGGCTGGTTCAGCCCGGCCGCCATGCTCACGAGGGCCATCCCGCGGGAACCGTGGGGCGCCGCCCTCATCGACGCCATCGGCGACCGGTACCGCGGCAAGAAGGCCTTCGGGGTGAAGTTCTCGAGGGACGGGTCGACCTACGCGCTGTCGGGCTGCAAGCTCGGCCAGCGCGCGCTCAAGGGCAAGGCCGCCGTCGAGCTCATCAGGGTCGGAACGACGGCGGGCGGCGCCCGCGAGCTCGCCGAGTGGCTCTACGACCGACGCACGACCGCGTCGGTCGTCGTCATCGACGGCATGTCGGGCGCCGACGCGCTCATCGACCGCCTAGCCGAGATGAAGCCGCCGCGCGGCTACGTCGTGAGGCCGCAGACGCGAGACGTGGTCGCCGCCGCCGTCGGCTTCGTGGACGCGCTCAACGACGGCACGCTCGCGCACACCTACGACCCGACGCTCGAGGATTCGGCGAGGAAGTGCGTGCGTAGGAAGATCGGGTCCCGCGGCGGATGGGGCTTCGGCTCCCCCGAGGACGCGACCGTGCCGCCCGAGCCGCTCGAATCTTGCTCGCTCGCGCTGTGGGGCGCGAGGAACACCAAGCGCAACCCGCGCAGGAAGCAGAGGACACTGTGATCCAGAGAATTGGGCAGAGGGCCTCCGTCGAGACGCCGAACCTCGACGCCGTCCCCGAGCCGTACCGAGCCGCCGTGGAGGACATGTTCGACACCTGGGGCGACATGTCGGCGCGCAACACCGTCCTCAAGCGCTACTACGACATGAAGAACGAGATGAGGAGCCTCGGTATCTCCATCCCGCCCATGCTCGAGATGGTCAACTGCGTCACCGGGTGGTGCGCCAAGGCCATCAAGGCGCACTCCGTGCGCTCCGTCTTCGACGGCTTCGTCTTCGACGGCACGGAGGACCAGGACCTCAAGCGCCTCGTGCGCGAGAACCGCCTGAGGTCGCTCTACCGGCAGGCGTGCGCGAGCGCCCTCACCTACGGCGTGTCGGCCATGACCGTCATGAGGGGCGGCCCCGGACAGCCCGAGGCGATGGTCCGCGTGTTCAGCGCGAACCAGTTCTGCTGCCTGTGGGACAAGGACGCCCGCCGCATCCGCTGCGGCGTCGTCCTCGCCGACGTCGACAGGTCGGGCAACGCCTCCCGCTACGTGTGCCACTTCCCGGACGCGGTGCTCACGCTGGTGCGCATCGGCTCGGGCGGCGGCCCATACGAGTGGGGCTGCGAGACGGAGCCGAACCCCATGGGGCGCCCGCTCATGGAGGTGTTCACCTACGACCCCGACCCGGACCGCCCGCTCGGCCACTCCATGCTCACGCCCGAGATCCTGGGCATCGTCGACAAGGCAATGCGCGACGTGCTGCGCATGGAGGTCGGCGCGGAGTTCTTCACGTTCCCCCAGCGATACATCCTCGGCGCCAAGGACGACCTCTTCTCCGTGAAGGACGGGGACGGCGGGGAGGGCGATGACGATGACGGGGACGAGGGCGGCGCAGTCGCCCCGCCGTCGCCCATCGCCAAGTTCAACGCGTACGTCGGGTCGTTCCTCGCCATCACCAAGGACGAGGACGGCGATGTCCCGACCGTGGGGCAGTTCGCTGCCCCGACCGCGGACAACTTCACGCGCGTCTTCGAGAACGACGCGCAGCGGTTCTCCGGCGCGACCAACGTGCCGCTGGCGCAGCTGGGCGTGCTGTCGAACACCTACACGTCCTCGGACGCCCTGGGCGCGGCGAACGACCCGCTCATCCTCGAGGTGGAGCAGATCAACGAGCACAACGCCGAGGCGCTCGAGACGGTCGCGCAGATGATGATGGCGGTCAAGGACGGCGTCCCGATATCCGGGCTCACCGACGAGCAGCGCGCCGTCCAGGCGTACTTCAAGGACCCCTCGATGCCGACCATCGCGGCGCGCGCCGACGCGTGGACGAAACTCGCCGCCGCGGACGAGAGCATGCTGGGCACCCGCGTCTACTACGAGGGCGTGGGCCTGTCCCAGCCGACCATCGACCGCCTGGAGCGCGAGAAGCAGCAGGGCGGGGCCATCGCGTCGCTAAACGCCATGGCCGAGACGATGGCCATCGAGGCCGCGAAGGCCGCGGCCCTGCCGCCAGCCGGCGGTGAGGCGGAGTGATACCGCGCGAGGACTTTGATCGCTACGCCCGCGCGCTCGGGATAAACGCCGACCTGCTGCAGGCGGCTGTCGCGCAGGCGATAGACGAGTGCGCGGGCCTCTACGGGGAGGAGCTCTACCGGGCGTTGTCCCGCACCTACGCCGCGCTCGTGGCCAAGTTCGGCTCGTTCGCGGCCGCCGCGGCCGTCGAGTTCTACGCAGCCATGCGCTCGGGCGCCGGCCCGGCGCGGGGATACGAGCCGCGGCAGTTCGACCCCGGCCTTGGCGGGATCCTAGCGAGCGACGTCGACGAGGCGCTGCGGGCTTCCGCGCCCGCCGCCGCCCTCGCGGCGAGAGCCGTGCAGCGCGCCATGGGCTACGCGGACGCCACGATCCAGGGCAACGCCATGGCCGATCCCGCGCACCCGCGCTGGGCGCTGGTTCCACATGCCGGCGCGTGCGACTGGTGCCGGATGATCGGCTCGCGCGGCTTCGTGTTCAAGAGCTCGGCGACAGCCGGCGCCGAGCGCCACCCGAGCTGCAGGTGCATACCGGTCGCCGACTTCTCCGGCAGCCCCGCGCTCGACGGCTACGACCCGGCGGCGCTCTACGACGAGTACCGCGCGAAGCACCCCGAATGGGGCTCCCGCCGCACGGGATCGCGCGGCCGCCGCAGGGGCGGCAAGGTAGTCGCCGCATTCGTGGACGGGAAGAGGTTCGGGAGCATCGGCGACATCCAGAGGTACATGGAGGGGGCATCGTCCCCGGATGACCTCAAGGCCCGCATGGCCACCGCGAACAGGGCGGGTCTGGCCATGGGCTTCAAGCCCGGGAGCCCCTACGCCAAGTCGCTCGCGCAGACCGCGGCGGGCGTGAGCAAGAGGCTCTCGGCCAAGTGAGGACGCCCCGTGGGAGGGCGGGCGCGACGCGCCATCAAGCGTCGCCGGCGAAGACACGCAACGCGCCGGCAGGAACGTGAGGCCGCAGCCCGCACGGGAGGCGGCCTTTTCCATGCCAAAACACCGCCAGCGCCGCCGCACGGGGGCGCGAAGCGAGCCCCGCATGGGGCGGAAGGAGTGCAAGATGCCGACCCAACAGAACACCGTCACCGAGACCAACCCCGTCGAGCCCCCGCAGCCCGCAGCGCCCGCGCAGGCTGGCGCCGGCCAGGAGCCCGGTGCGTCGCAGGAACCGCCCGCGATCGACTGGGAGGCCGAGGCCGAGCGGCTCAAGAAGGAGTCCCGCAAATGGGAGGCCCTGGCCAAGAAGAACAAGGGCAAGGCCGACCTGTGGGACGCCCAGGGCGCCCAGGCGCCCACCGTCGAGTCCCTCAACGACGAGCTCAACGACCTGAAGGGCCGCCTCGCCGCATCAGAGGCCGAGCGCGAGCGCGAGCGCACGCTGGCGCGCGTGTCGCAGGCCACCGGCGTGCCGGCGGCGCTCATCCACGGCGACGACGAGGAGTCGATGACGGAATCGGCAAAGGCCGTCGCCGACTTCGCCGAGTCGCGCCAGCCGGGCTATCCGCTCGACAAGGGCGGCTCCGGCGGCGGCAAGAAAGTGAACAGGGAGTCCATCGAGTCCATCAAGGACCCCGCCAAGCGCATCATGGCCCGCGCCGCGCACATGGACCTCTACAAGTAAGAAAGGGGCAAACATGCCCGTACCCGCAAACATCTCCGACTCCACGGCCATCAACGCCTCGATGGACCAGGAGTTCATCCGCAACTTCGAGGGCGACCTCGACCGCCTGCTCGAGGTCCTCGGCATCTTCGGCGCCGAGACCATCGCCGCCGGAACCACGCTCAAGATGCTCAAGGTGACCGGCGAGCTCAACAACTCCAAGACCGCCGGCTCCAAGGAGTCCGCCACCGGCGACACCGCAGTCCAGCTGGGATCCAGCTCCGGCACCGCCTACGTCGAGGGCGACGAGGTCGCGCTGTCCAAGTTCACCGCCACCTACGAGCCCGTGGGCGAGGCCGAGGCCTTCCCGTACCGCCGCATGACCACTCACAAGGCGATCCAGCAGTCCGGCTACGTCAACGCCGTGCTCAAGACCGACAAGCACATGGCCTCGCTCGTCCGCCGCAGCATCGTCTCGCAGTTCTTCTCCTTCCTGCTCAAGGGCACGGGCACGGCGACCGGCAAGGGCCTGCAGGCCTGCGCCGCGGCTGTCGACGCCAAGCTCGGCAACACCCTCGAGACCAACGGCGACGCCGCCGAGCGCGTCGTCCACTTCATCAACCGAGACGACGCAGCCGACTACCTCGGCAACGCGACCATCACCGACCAGAACCTGTTCGGCCTGACCTACCTCGAGAACTTCCTGGGCCTCTCGGGCGTCTTCCTGACCAACCAGGTCGCCAAGGGAACCATGATCGCCACCCCCGCCGACAACATCCGCATCTTCGGCGTGGACTTCGGCGAGCTCGCGACCTCGGGCCTCACGTACACGGTATCCGACTCCGGCCTGATCGGCGTCGCGCACACCCCGGCGTACGACCACGTGTCGGTCGAGACGAACGTCCTCGCCGGCGCGACGTTCTTCCCCGAGGTGAAGGACTACATCGTGAAGGGAACCATCACGACCAAGTAAGGAGGCCACCGTGGACGAATACTCGTTCGCGACGGTCGACGAGTACCGCATCGACACGGGGGACGCGGCGAGCGACGAGGAACGCGTCGCGGCCGAGCTGTCGCGGCAGAGTGCCAAGCTCCGCGCGACCCTCGGCATGAGCCGGACGCGCACCCTGACGGGGGACGCGGCGGCGCTGGCGCGGGACCTCGTGACCGACGCGGCCCGCAAGAAGCTCGTGCAGCCGGCCTGCGCGCCCATGGGCGTGGAGGACCTCACCGGCGTCTTGCAGTCGAGCTTTACGGCCAACGGGTTCCAGGGGAGCTTCACCTTCCAGAACCCGAGCGGAACGGCCTACTTCGACCGCTCGACCCTCACCGCGCTCAAGAGGCTCCTCGGGCGCGGCCAGCGCATCGGCACCGTGTGCCCGAGCTACGGGGGCAGGCCGTGATGGGCGAGGAGGTGACGGTGCTGTCGAGCACGGTGACGGGCAGGGACGCCATGGGCGAGCCCACCGTCGAGTGGGAGGCCACCGTCGTCCCGGGATGCCTCGTGCGGCCCCTGGCGGGCTCGGATGCGGGGGACGCCGCCCGGCCGGACGGCATCGAGGCGAGCTACTCCATCGCATTCCCCAAGACGTACGCGGGGCCGCCGCTGGCGCGCTGCCGCATCGCCCTGACGGGGCGCGGCATGCCAGCCGACCCCGACACCGCGCTGCTGGTCGTCGGCTACCCCGACATCACGGACCCCTGCCCCACGGCGTGGAACATGACGGCGACGGCGGGGAGGGTCCATGGCTGACAGGATCAAGTTCGGGCGCTTCGTCCACAGCGACGCGGGCGTCATCGCCGTCACGAAGGGCGCGGGAGTCCGCGCCTGGGTGGCGACCGAGACCGCCCGCCTCGCGGCGAGGGCCAACGCCGAGGCCGCATCGCACCACGTGCCGTCGGGCTACCGCAGGTCCCTCGAGAAGAAATACCAGGGGACATTCGACAGCGCCCCCTACGTGGGCGTCGTCAAGTCGGGCTCCTGCGACACGCTCGGCGTCGTCCGCGCCGCGACCCCGGCCGGCGCATTCGACCAGAACCGCAACCACACCCTCGACCACCTGCTCTAAGGAGGGACCGTGCCGAGACTCAACGTGATGGGCGAGCTCAGGGCGATCCTCGAGTCCTCCCTGGGCGGCGTGCCCGTGCGGGTCAACCTGCCCGCCGAACGGCCGGGGACCGTCGTGGTGGTCCGCCGTTGCGGGGGCGCGCGGCAGGACGCCCTCGTCGACTCGCCGCAGGTCGAGGTCATCATGTGGGCCCCGACAGAGGCCAAGGCCGAGGAGCTCGCCGAGCTCGTGGGCGACGCGATGTCGCGCCTGCCGTTCGTGCGGGGCTTCTGCGCCTGCGAGGAGCTCGAGATGCGGACCGACTACGACTACCTCGCCCGGTCCCCGCGCTGGTACGCACTGTACCGACTGAAGACATACCAACCGAAAGAAGGATAAATGGCATCCAACAACGAAGAGGCCAAGGTCGCCCTCGCGTCCGAGGACGCGACCCCGGCAGCCGACATCGACCCCTCGCTCGTAACCACCGGCTCACCCGTCGAGGGCGGCTGCGTGTACACGAGCTTCAAGGCCAAGCCGACGCTCCCGGCCGACGCCACGACCAAGATCTCCACGCTCACCGACCTCGTGTCGCTGGGCGACCTGTCGCCCGACGGCTTCACGGCCTCCAAGGGCGTGACGGTCAACGAGTTCAAGGGCTGGCACCAGTCCATCGTGCTCACCAAGGTCTCCGAGGAGAAGCACCAGTACAAGATGGTCTTCATCGAGTCCGTCCGCTCCTCCGTCGCCAAGCTGCGCTACGGCGCCGACAACGTCGAGACGAACGAGGACGGAACGTTCAGCCATATCAAGGCCGTCGCCAACTCCGACGTGCGCGTCCCGCTCGTCATCGACGAGCTCGAGGACACGGGCAACCTCCGCCGCACCGTCATCCCGCGCGTCTCCATCGACTCCTATGACGACGTCGAGCACAAGCCCGGCGGGCTGGTGCAGTACGGCTTCACCTTCACGGTCATCAAGACCGCGGACAAGCCGCTGTTCGACATCTACCGCGCAAAGCCCGCCGCGTAGTCAGGGCCATAACGAGAACGCCGCCCCGGCACTGCCGGGGCGGCCCTTTACCTAGGAGGAAATGATGAACAAGGACTACCTGGCAATGATGGACGAGGGCGAGCTCGAGGCATACGCCAAGGTCCTCGGCTTCACGACCGCCGCCGCGCAGACGGCTGCGGACAAGGCGAAGCTCATCGAGCAGAAGCGCGACCGCTGCGCCGAGCTGACCGTGCTCGGCATCGCCATGAGCATCCCCGTCAAGCGCGCGCACGACCGCCGCTTCATCGACGCCATGAACAAGGAGGACCGCACGACCGAGGAGCTCGACGGGGCGTTCCGCTTCCTCCTCGGCGACGAGCAGTACGCGAGCCTCATGGAGGCCGTGACCGAGGACGACGGCACTCAGGACGACGACGCGCTGGGCTACGCGTACAACAAGCTGCTCTACTCGGCCGAACTAAAAAACTTCTAGAGCTCGCCGACCTCGAGGAGCGCCACCTGCCCCTGCTCAGACACGACTTCAGGGCCTACTACGGCTGCTGCTACGACGAGGTCGGCGCCGCCGAGGCGTACGACCTCGTGAGGACGCTGCCGGATGGGTCGCTCACCGTGGCGGCCCTCCACCCGGAGCGCAGCTGGACGCAGGAGCGGCACCTGGCGGCGGACATCGTGGACAGCGTCTACGCGGCGGCGACCGCGCTGTGCGGCGGCAAGGCATCGGAAGCCCCGAGGGTGCCCCGCCCGCGGGACGTGGCCGCCGCCGGCGCCGCGGCAGAGCGCGCGGCGTCGGTCCGCGCCCGCATCGAGAACACCGAGTGGGTGGAGGTGACGGATGGCTGAGATCGGACGCGCGGACCTGTTGATCGTCCCCAGATTCGACAACCTCACCAAGTCGGTCGAGTCCGCGCTCGGCAAGTGCGAGGGGCAGGCGAGCAAGTCTGGCTCCAGCCTCGGCAAGAGCACCGGCTCCGGGTTCGGGAAGGGGCTCGCCGGCTCCGGCGCGATGATAGGCGCCTTCTCGACGCTCACGTCGAAGGCCATGGACTCCATCTCGTCCCATGTGGGGTCGGCGGTCAGCCGCTTCGACACCCTCAACAACTACCCGAAGGTCATGCAGTCCCTCGGGTACTCCGCCGATTCCGCCAACGCATCGATCGGCAAGATGTCCGACCGGCTGTCGACCCTGCCCACCAGGCTCGACGACATGGTCTCGGTCGTCCAGGGCATCACCGCCACGGTCGGTGACCTCGACAGGGCCACCGACGTCGGCCTCGCGCTCAACGACATGCTCATCGCGTCGGGCAGCTCGACCCAGCTGTGCTCGGCGGCGATGGAGCAGTTCCGCCAGATCCTCTCCAAGGGCAAGCCCGAGATGGAGGACTGGCGCTCGCTGACGACGGCCGCGCCGGGCCAGATGGACCAGCTGGCGAAATCCATGCTCGGCCCCACGGCAAACGCAAACGACCTGTACGCAGCGCTCGGCGGCGGGGGCAAGGACCCGACCATCACGCTCGACCAGCTCATGGACAAGATGGTCGAGCTCGACACGCAGGGCGGCGCGAGCTTCGCGTCCTTCAGGGACCAGGCCGAGACCGCCGCCGGCGGCGTCCAGACGAGCGTCCAGAACATGTCGAACGCCGTGACAAAGGGCGTCACCGGTACGCTCGAGTCGATCGGCAGGAACAACATCGCCGGGGTACTCGACGACGCGAAGGGCGCCGTGAACGGCTTCTTCAAGGTCGTCAACGGCGGCGTCTCGGCGTCGATGCCGATGGTCAAGCAGCTCTACGGCGGGTTCAAGAGCCTGGCGCCCGAGATCGTCTCGGGGGCGGCGGGCATCGCGGCGTGGCAGAAGGCGGTGCCAGTCCTCTCCGGCGTCGCGAGCGGCGTGGGCAAGGCAACCGAGGCGTTCAAGCTCGCCCGCGGGGGCGCCGGCACGTTCGCCGAGGCGCTCGATGCGGTGGGCGTCGGCTTCAACCCGGTCGCGATCGGCTGCACCGTCGCAGCCGCCGGCATCGGCATACTCATCGAGAAGCAGGTCGAGTGGCAGGCCCGCACGGACGCGCTGAACAAGGCCACGACCGGCCTGGTCGACGCGGCCTCCAACACCGCGGCGCTCGAGTCCTACGCCGGCAGGGTCGAGAATGTAGGCAAGAAGTCCTCCTTCTCTGCGATGTCCGTCGATGAGCTCGCCGAGTCGATCGGCAAGCACGTCGACGCCATGAACGAGAACACGAGGGCCGCCGAGTCGCAGATCGCGCAGCTCAACACCGCGCAGCAGATCATCGACAACTACGCCGGCAAGACCGACCTGTCCACCGACGCCCAGGGCCGGCTCACCTGGGCGCTCCAGCTGCTCAACGACCAGCTCGGCCTCAACATATCGGCCCAGGACGTGGCGAACGGGCAGTACGTCGACGCGGACGGCAACGTCAAGAACCTCAAGCAGTCCATCGACGAGCTCGTCGCATCCAAGAAGAAGGACGCCGAGGTGAGCGCCCTCACGGCGAACCTCACCGAGGCGTACCAGGCCCAGTCCGAGGCGGCAAACACGCTCGCCTCCAAGACGAAGCCATACCAGGACCGCCTGAAGGAACTCGCCAAGACCTACCCGGAGCTCTCCAAGGGCGAGCTCGAGGCGCTCGCCTGCACCGAGAAGGTCGGCAGGGAGTACAACGAGGCGAAGAAGCAGTTCGACTCCGCCTCGGAGAGCATCGACGTCCTCAACGGCAAGCTCGGAGACGCGAGCCTGACCACGCAGGAGGCCGGCAGCACCTTCGAGCACTTCGCCCAGGCGCAGCTGACGCTCTTCCAGGCGCAGCTCTCGGCCAACGGCGAGACCCTGTCCGCCGTCTCCGGCTCGCTCACGCAGCTCGGCGTCGACACCGAGCAGCTGGCGAGCCTCAGCGACGACCAGCTCGCAAAGCTGGCGCAGGACTACGACGGCACCGCCCGCTCCATCGTCGACGACCTCGACGGGTGGGGCGTCTCGATGGACGAGGGCGCCGCCTCGACGGTCCGCGCGGCGAGCCAGATCCAGGCCGCGCTCGAGGACATGGGCGGCAAGCTCAAGAAGGCGTTCTCGAAGGAGAACATCGACTTCGGCGCGTTCTCGGACGCCTGCGCCGCCGCCGGCGTGTCGACCGAGACGCTCAACAGCATCGGCTCGGCCAACCTCGCCGCGCTCGCCAGCAACTTCAACGGCAACATCGACCAGATGGTGTGGGCCGTCCAGAACTACAACGCGCAGCCCATCGTCGACAAGAACGGCAACGTGACCGTCGACCAAGCCCAGCTCATGGACGCCCAGGGCAACGTGTACACCTGGAACGGCTCGAAGCTGATGGACAAGAACGGCGTCGTCGACGTGAGCGTCGGCGACCTGCGCGACGCCCAGGGCAACCTCGTGACCTGGAACGGCACGGCGCTCCAGTCCAAGAGCGCCAAGACAAAGGTCGACAAGAAGGAAGTCGACAGGGCGCAGACCTCGGTGGACAAGCTCAACGGCACCAAGCTCAAGAGCAAGGAGATGACCGCCAAGGCGAGCTACGGGACGCTGCCGAAGTGCCAGTCCGCGATGCAGGCGGTGATGAACGAGCCGTTCCACTCAAGGTCGGCGACGATCACCACGACCTACGTGACCGTCAACAGGACGCGCAACGAGAAGGCCGCGGGCGGCATACGGCACGCCGATGGCGGCATCCGCATGCACGCGCACGGAGCCATCGTCGACGCGCCGGTGACCGGCTACCCGCTCGACTGGGTGGGCGAGGACGGCGCCGAGGCAATCGTGCCGCTCACCAACCGAAAGTACTCGGAGCCGTTCGCGGCGACCATCGCCGAGCAGATGGCAAAGCTCGGGGGCCAGCGCGGCGACGTCTACAACATCTACCTCGACGGGTCGGCCCTCGAGGTCGACGAGCGCGTCGAGGAGGCGCTCAGGACGCTGGTCTCCGAACTCAAGAGGACCGTCAGGACCGGAAGGGGGTAGCAGGTGGCCTACAAGGAACTGAGCAGGAACAGGGTCAAGTACTACTCGATCAGCCTCTCCACATCGGTCTCAAACGTCGACGACACCACGGCCCGCATCTACTGGACCGCCACCGTCGACTTCGGCGACTGGTACTGCCACGGCGTGCGCCTGCACGTCAAGGTCGGCGGCGTCTGGCGCGCGTCGGGCGACGGCTACACGACCTCCTCCTGGAAGCGCGCCGTCACCGTCAGCGGGTACACCGACGCGGAGCGCAAGGACAAAGACTACGACGTCTGGGTCGAGGCGTACACCGAGTCCGTGTCGGTCGGCGGCTACGGCGGTGTCGGTGCGACGACCTCTTGCGGCGAGGGCGCCAGGATCGGTAAGGTCCCGGCATACGAGCCCGCGGCCCCGACCGACCTCAGGGTCACGCGCTCGACCGACGGGGCAACCGAGCTCGAGTGGGTCAACCATCCGGACGACGACGCCAGGAAGTACTACGACGGCATCAACGTCTACCGCCATACGAACGGCGGCGACACCGAGAACCCCTACAACAGCGTCACGATCTCCAACTGGCGCGACGCGTCGACGTCGGCGAACAACTACTACGACTACGACGTGAGGGCGCGCTGGCGCGGAGGAACGTCGGACATGTCGAACTCGGTGCGCGTCTACAAGACGCCAGCCCCGCCGGCATCGGTCTCGCTATCGCGCTCCGGCGACGGCGAGGTCTCGCTGGTCGTCAGGGGTCCCGATATCCCGTCCTGGATTAGCGGCTTCGATGTCCGCGTGACCTCCGACGGCGGCAGGACCTACAAGCCCCGTGCCCTTACCGCCGACAGGCAGGAGCCGGGCGTCTGGACCATGACCGACCCGTCTGCCGTGGCGGGAGAGAGGGTCGTCTACGAGGTTCGCACCTACCGCGAGAAGCCCGTGGCGGGCGCGGGGGACACCGTCTTCTCCGCGTGGACGGCATCCAACGCCGTGGCCACGATCTGCCCGCCGTACGCGCCGGCCGTCTCGGGGGCCGAGCCCGCCTACCCGACGGGGTCGACGGCGACCATCGGCTGGACGCGGAACCACCCCGACGGCACCGCGCAGTCGGCGGCCCAGATAGAGCTGATCCAGCCGGACGGCAAGACCGTCCCGCACTACATCACCGGCCCCGCCTCGGCGACAACCCTGAGCCTGTCGGTGAAGGGCACCTATCGCCTGCGCGTGCGCACCAAGGGCGCCGACCCGTCATGGGGCGCGTGGTCGGAGTACGCGGTGTTCAGGGTCGCCGACCCGCCGCAGGCGTTCTTCACGACCCCCACGGAGGACGGCGAGGCCGTCGTCGAGCTCCCGCTGCGCGCCGCCTGGGCCGCTGTCGACGAGACGGGCATCACCTATCAGCGCCTGAGGCTGCTGCGCGGCGGCTCAGCGGTCATCGACACGTCGGTCGCCGCGGGCGAGCGGTCGCACGAGATAGCCTCCGGCCTGGAGAACAGGTCCGCGTACGTCCTCGAGCTCACCGTCCGCGGCGGCTCGAGCCTGTCCACGACCGTCACCCGTTCGTTCTCGACCGACTGGCTCGTGCCCGCCACGCCCATCGTCAACGTCTCCTACGACGAGGCGCTCGCGGCCGTCGTCACGGTGCGAGACGGCATCTCCGAGTTCGCCGTCAGGGACCACAAGCTGCGCGGCCCCATGGCCATGACGCCCGAGGGCAACATCCGCATCAGGGGCGGCATGTCGATAAAGGGGACGCGCGCCACCGTCCACAGCCTGCCGCCGTGTGCCTCGTTCGATATCGAGCGCGTGCTCGCGGACGGCTCGAGGCTCCTGCTCGCCAGCGGCCTCAAGTCCGGGCAGAGCGTCATCGACCGCCTGCCGCCGCTCAACGTCGGGTTCTCCTACGTCGCGCGCGGCTACGCGGCCTCCGGAACCACCTCGACGACCGAGGTGGGGACCGTGTGCCCGTGCGACGGGTTCGCCCTCAACTTCGGGCCGGACGCCTCCGCGATCGCCTTGGCCGCGGAGACCGCGTTTGCGCCCGCCGGCACGGTGTACGGCTCGTCGAAGTCGTCCTTCGCGAGGTCGTGGAGTCTGCCGTAGAGCGTCGCGGTGCCGGTCGCCACCTCGCCGCTCACCGTGCGGGACGGCGTCGAGCACTCGAAGGTCCCCAGGCACACGGTGCGCGACGCGCCCGAGATCGGGTCCTCCGCGTCGAGGTAGATACGCACGAAGTCGTTGCCCATGTCGAGCCTGCCGACGTAGTCCAGCGATGCGGACTCATAGGTGTCCGTGTCCTGGTTGCGGCTGATGCTCCCGCCGGTGAAGCACTCGATGGCGCCGGTCTCCAGGCCGGTCGGCCGCGAAACGCGGGCGTACCGGTAGGAGGTCCTGAACGACGCGAGCCAGATATCATCCGACACCGTTGGGCTCCCTCCATCGCTCCCTCTTCGTCGATACGGACACCCTGTAGTCCTCAGGCGCGCACCTGGTGAGCGTCCCCGTGACGGCGGCGAAGCCGCGGTCGCCCAGATGGGGTCGCACCCAGGCGCTTCCGTAGCGGCCGAACAGGCCGCGGACGCGCAGGTAATCGTCCTCCTCGATCGTGAACTCCATCGACTCCTTCATCGAGAGGTTGCCGCTCTCGAACCCCATGGGCAGGCCGCCGCCGACGAAGTGGAACTGGCAGGATATCGGCAAGGTGTTCTCGCTGTCGGAGATGGAGGTGTACGGCTGCCCCGTGTGGGGGACGAAGGGCTACAGCGTCGGCTTCGACTGCCAGTGGGACCTGTTCCGCGACACCGCTCACCGAGTCAACGGAAATCGGTACCGCTGGTGGCTGCGTTCCGTCATGGGTGGCTCGTCGTCCTACGTGTGCTACGTCAACAACAAACGGCAATGCCTACTGCAGCTCCGCGACGAGCGTCTGGGTTCGCCCCCGCCCCGGCTTCCTCGTCGGCTAGCCAGCCGAGTGCTCTATACTCTGCTTCTAGGCGACCGCCTTGCGCGGTCGCCTCCTGCCCGCGAAGCGGGCCGGGTTTTTCGCCAGTTTCCCCAGGAGGTGCACGTGAGCGGCGTCTACCAGCGCAACCGCGAGGTGTCCGAATACAAGTTCTTCACGCAGGCCATCGCCATCCGCGTGGAGGTCAACAAGCTGATGGCGTCCTCCTCGGTAGTGCCCAAGGCCTACAGGCTGCTGAACGCGGTGCCGACCGTGGAGACGGCGCGCGGCATCGTGTGCAACGTCAACCGCGCCGACTGCTTCTACCCCAACACCTCGTTCAACGCGCTGGAGAGGAAACGCTACCTGACGCTGGCCATAGCGGACTGCGAGCAGCTTATGCTGGACATGCAGTGCCTCATGGATATCGGCCTGCCCGTGAACGCCAACCGCTTCGAGGAGCTGGCGGCCATGGTCGAGGAGGAGATCAGGCTGCTGAAGGGCGCGCGTAAGAACGTGCGCGTCACCGGCAAGAAGTCCACCGAGGAGCGCATAGCCGAGGCCGAGGCCGAGCTAGAGCGCCTGCGTTCGCTATAATGGACGGCGGTCCCGCCTTGTATATCGGTACAACTGGTGGCTGCGTTCCGTCATGGGTGGCTCGTCGTCCAACGTGTGCTACGTCAACAACAACGGCAATGCCAACTACAACTCCGCGACGAACGTCTGGGTTCGCCCCCGCCCCGGATTCCCTTATTGCCAGACCGAGTAGGCCCCAGAGCCGAAAGCAGAGCGCGAAGAGGAAGGAAGGCGCGACCGTCGGGCATGCGCCCGTAAATACGCACCCCGCGAGGGTGGCCGGACGCTGCTTGCATGGCGCGGCGCTCCGTGGCTTCGCCGCGTTTCATGGCCATACCTCAAGCGGCTGCCAGAGCCACACTGAGAGCCGTGCGGGGTGCCTTCGATGAACTCCGAGGAAAGAAGGGCCGCGCGCCGCAAGCGCCGCGAGGAGAGGCGCGCCAAGGCCAAGGCCGAGCGCGTGAAGCCGTGCACCCTTGAGGCCGTGGCCGACCTCAACAGCCTTTGCAAGGCCTCCAGGCAGGCGGCGGGCGGCGTGATGTGGAAGTCCTCCACGCAGCGTTATATGAAGGACTATCTGCGAAACGCGGTCAAATCGAGGAACGACCTTCTGGAGGGCCGCGACATATGCCGGGGCTTCATCCGCTTCGACCTGTGGGAGCGCGGCAAGCTGCGCCACATCAGCGCCGTGCACTTCCCAGAGCGAGTGATTCAGAAGTCGCTTACTCAGAACGCCCTCGTACCCGCGATAGTCCCGACACTCATAACGGCCAACTCCGCCAACATCAAGGGGCGCGGCACCGACTACGCCCTGAAGCTGCTCAAGCGCCACCTGGCCGACCACTGGCGGCGGCACAGGCGCGAGGGATACATCCTTTTGGGCGACTTCTCAGATTACTTCGCCCGCATAGCCCACGAACCCGTCAAGCGGCAGGTGGCCGACGCACTGCTCGATCCGCGCGTGGTCGCCCTCGAGCACCGCCTGATAGACGCACAGGGCGAGGTGGGCCTGGGTCTGGGCAGCGAGCCGAACCAGATATGCGCGGTGGCCCACCCCAACCGCATCGACCACTACGTGACCGAGATGCTGCGCCCTGAGGCCTACGGGCGCTATATGGACGACTTCTACCTGATCCACGAGAGTAAGGAGTACCTGCAGGTGTGCCTGCTGCTGATAGGGCGCAAGTGCGCCGAGCTGGGCATAGAGCTGAACCCGCGCAAGACCCGCGTGGTGAAGCTGTCGCGCGGCTTCACGTGGCTGAAGAAGCGCATCTTCTACACGGAGACGGGCCGCATAGTCGTGAAGCCGTGCCGCGACTCCATCACGCGCGAGCGCCGCAAGCTGAAGAAGATGGCCCGCATGGTCGCCGATGGCGTCATGACCCCCGAGCAGGTTGAGCGGAGCTACCAGAGCTGGCGCGGCGGCATGAAGCGGCTGGACGCGCACCGCAGCGTTTTGGCCATGGACGCGCTGTACCGCAGCCTGTTCGAAAATCTCGCGCGGGAGGGGGGGGGTGCTCAATGCAGGCCAACCCGAGGGACGATTCAAGCGGAGGCAAGCCCTCGCAATAGCGGAGAACCGGCAACTCAAAGCAGCGGCCTAAGCGAAGCGGCCGCGAAATAACAGAAGCATCGAAGGCGTGCCGCGGCGCGCCTTCTTTCTTTGCGCCCATCGAAGCGGCCCGGCAATCTCACGGCGCCAATACGATGGCGACACATTCCCCGACAAGAGAGGAGTCCGCATGGACACTGAGGAAGACATGCCGCGCCCCAACGAGCTTCAAGACGGCACCATGGCCGAGGTCAACGCCCTGCGCGATCTGCTGTCGCAGATCGGCGACCCCGACGCGGCGCACGACGCGGGCGTTATCGACGATGACGAGCACGTTGAGCGGAAGGCGCGAAAGCTCGCCTACACCGCGGCCGTCGCCGCCTACGGAAAGGGTGAGGCCCCGGACGTGGACAAGCTGCTTGAGCAGATGCGCGAGAAGGTCGCCGAGCCCAGCCAAACCGAGACCAACACGGCAAACATCGACTACCTGATGATGACGGTCGGGGGTGAACAGTAATGGCGGGACGCGTCAAGGCTGCAACCACGGCGGCGCACTCGAAGAACTATGACAAGGTGAGGCGCTACTACGAGCGCGGCCTCTGGACCAAGGCCATGGTGCATCGAGCCGTGGCCTGCAAGTGGATCACATGCGACGAATATGAGGAGATCGTCGGAGAAGAGTACGCGGAGGAGGCTTAGGGTGCCGGCGCTGAGCATCGGGGAGGCAACGTCGGTCCTCTCGGCCGCCGTTGTGATTGTCACGTTCTTCATCGGGCGCGTCTCCGTATCCAAAACATCGTCTGCCAAGGAGCAGCGGACCGAAGACAAGCTCGACAGCCTTTGCGGCGACACGAGCGAGATCAAGGACGGCGTCAAGGAGATCAACCGCAAGCTCGACGACCACGGCGAGCGCCTCACGAAAGTCGAGCAACAGGTCATCACCTTGTTCAACCGGCTCGACCGCGTCGAGAAGAATTACGACCTGCATCACGGTATCGGCGGGTCAGATTAGGAGCTGAAAAATGAAAATCAACTGGGCCCTTCGCTTCAAGAATAAGCAGACGCTCGCGGCATTGGCCGCCACCGTAATCAGCGCAGCCTATCAGGTGCTCGGAATCCTCGGAGTCGTGGCGCCTATCTCCCAGGGGTCGCTCATCCAGCTCGTCGGAATCATCCTGACCGTTCTCGCCGGCTTCGGCGTGATCGTCGATCCGACCACCAAGGGCGCGTCGGACTCGAAGCGTGCCATGTCGTACAGCGAGCCCCATGCCGCATATGACGCCAAGGCGGTTGAGTAGGCCATGGCCATCACACAGCGCGAGGCCTTCGCGCAGGTCATGGAACACCTCGTCTCCCATGATGGGGGCGGCGGTCACGGATACTCGCAGGCCAACCGCATGGGGGACGGAACGACCGAGACGATTTGTCTGTCCGACGGCACCACCGTCACTATTGCCGGTGGCGATCGCGACTGTTCCTCGGCCGTAGTGACCGCCCTCCGCGCGGTCGGCGTCAATACCTTCGGAGCCTCGTATACCGGAAACATGCGGGAGCAGCTGCTCAAGACGGGCCTATTCGGCTGGCGTAAGATGGGCGTCAAGTCCGCCCAGCGTGGAGACATCTACCTCAACGAGAAGTGCCACACCGCCGTGTGCGTCTCTCCCTATGGATCAGCTCGCGGCGACCTCTTGGCCCAATTCTCCATTTCTGAAAAGGGGACCGTCACCGGCACCAAGGGCGACCAGACCGGGCGCGAGTCCAACATCAAGGCGTACTACAGCTACCCATGGGACGGCACGCTCTACTGGCTTGGCGACGGCAAGACACTGAATGGGTCAAATACGGAAGTCGCGGACAATACGGTCCCGAGCCTCGGAGACACGCGATATTTCGGCCCGAAGATGGCCAAGGAGCTGCAATGCCAGCTCGGCACGACTGCCGATGGCGTGATCTCCGGTCAATGGCCGGCGAATGAGCGATACCTTTGGGCATGCGACCGCGGCGTAATCGAGTACGTCAAGGGCGGGGTTGGCTCGAATGCCGTCCGCGCCCTGCAGGACAAGGTCGGATGCAAAGTCTATCCCGTGGTCGGCGGTGTTCAGGCGCGACAGATGGGTTCGGGAACGGTCTTCAAACACCAGCAGTGGCTCATCGCTCAAGGTATCTCGTGCGGATCATCGGGTGCGGACGGATACCAGGGCCGCGACACCAACGTCGCCATCGGCCAAGCGCTCGTCAAGCAACTCTATCGATAGGTGTGCATATGAATCCATTTGATATCTGTTTTATTGTCGGCGCTGCTGCAGGACTGCTGACCGGTCTTCTCGGATGGGCAATCGTGCGCGTCGGCAGCCAAAAAGACTTTAGAAATTGATAGATGCAGCCCCTCCCCGGCATGAACTGCCGGGGAGGGGCTTTATGCATTGCCAGATATCCGTCAATATCCGTTCTGCAATGCAGTTTCAGTGCGGTGAGAGCGTGTGGAAACATAACTACCTGCGATTTTGCTGCTACAAGGCACTCCATAACATCACGTTCAAGACTCTTAATCCCAAGGTCCAGGGTTCGACCCCCTGA